TGGATCGTGTGCGTGTAAAAAATAATGCTGTAGCTCATGTCTGTATATCATGGCGGCGTCTATGTTCTCAACAATAAACACGGTCCTTGTCTCTGGTTGATACACACCAACAATACCACCAACGCTAATACCAAAGGGTGTCACCTCAAATATGGGAACAAAATTATATCCTATCTCAGGACGGCTGTAAATATCAAGTGAACTAGACTTCACAACATAACATCGAGGAAGGTGAGTTACTGTCTCGTCAGCAATCGGACTGTTGGGCCATACCTTTGTGTTCACGCACTGCAACGCATCATTAAATTCTTTTTGCTCGTCGAAGTGTAGTCCACATGGCTCAAAATCATTCCAGGTGGATCTGGTAAATAACTCGTGAATAAACTGTGGATGTGAGTGGCCAGCGACTAATATAGACTCTCCCTGGGATAAGGAGATAGGCGGTTTAAAAATAGAAAAAAAAACAAATATTCCAGCAAAGCAACAAAACAACACAGAGGACGCAGCTTGGGTTAATCTTAGTATCATAAAACAACTTCTGTTAATAAACATGTTATTCATAACATATATATATTCTTTTTAGTCTTCCATATCCTCTGGCTTTAGAGGAACTATAGCAATTTTAATTTTTTTAGTTTTATCTTTATATAGCTGTGGCAATTGGTCCAACATTTGTTTGGATAAAATGAGATTAATTCTTTCAATCAACTGATTGGTCTCTTCTTCTATCTGTTCGTTGGGTTTATTGGTATCAAAAGTTAATATGACCTCATATACTTTAACTAGTGCTCTTGGTGTTTTTAGCGGAATCTTTTTTTGTGACATTTCTGATACCTTCGGTCTGTATTAATTCTGGAAATACTTCATCAATGGCATGTTTAGTCAATCCTAAATCGAGTTTTCTCTCTTTTGCTTGTATTAATATAGCAGCTTCTGTCCTGTCCAAACTCTCCAGCAATGTGATGAACATCTGCTCCCTCTTACTCTGTTTGATACTAGGCGAAAGATCCTCAACAAATACATACCATCCTTTAGCAGATGTCTTAAGTGTTGTTGTTCCAAATCCATCCGGCACCGTCGCTTCCTTGAAAGGCGGCACCCCAGCAGGCAGCGCAAGAACAAGAGAAGCATCAAAATTCATTCGTAGGATGCCTCGCAATGCAGCACAATCATTATCTTTCAATATCTTCAGTCTCTCGGTTTTAGTCTTCGCAGACTGTAATTTTCCGACGATTTCAGCAATAGTCAATGGCCGCATATAACGCTCCTTCTCAAAACTCTGATATACTATTTAACAAATACTTAAGCCTCATCTCTATAAAATAATTTAGTAAATTTCGTCGGTCTCCTTGTGGTCCTTTTTCATACGAATCAACAATAAGATTTTGGATACCTGGCGGTGTCTGATCCAAGTCAATTAATAGCTGGTTCCGTTTAAAGTTTCTTGCCGTGACATCGTCACAGAACATAGACGGATCTTTGAGGGATATCCATTCTGCCAGTTTTTCACGTCTGATAGGCTTCTGTCTCTGTCCTTCTGTGACAAGCACGGCGTCGCCTGATAAAAAGTTTGGAACGCCGTCGCCAGAATCTCCTGTGAGGATGTGCTCAAGTAGGGTGTTTTCGGGAGAATCTGTGGTCAAAAACTTTCTCATCATGGGGGAAAATTGACACACGTTAGGATACTTCTGCAACTGTAGGAAGTCCTTGTCTCCAGAAATTATTAAAACAGCTTGTGGAGAGGGGTCCAGTGATCCAGTGGTTAGGTTATTCGTCTGAGAATATTTAACCAGCGTTCCTATAACATCGTCCGCCTCTGCCCCCTCTACTTGTATAACTCTATACGGAAACCTATCTCGAATCTCATCCCTGATTTTATTCAGTGTGTTAAAAATTAGATTCCAGTCAAACTTTGACGCATCACGTGACTTCTTGCGACCTGCTTTATAATAAGGAAATACGTCACGTCTCCAGTAGCGCCTATCATCAGCACAAAAAACCATCTCGCCATACTCATCAGAGAATTTTTTCTTATAGGATAGAATGGACGTTAACACCATATGTCGTATTAGATCTTCCGACAAAGGAGAGTTTGGATTAGATCCGATCTGTGACATCAGACTGGAGATTAAGGTTTGATTAAAGTCTACTAGTATCATATCATTACTTTTTAATTATAACCGCAAGTATTTTTAACCACGCCACTAGACACACAAAGAATAGTATTTCTTCATAATGCTCCATATCAGTGTTTTTGTGGTCCGTGTTTTATTGCTCTATATTCCTTATAGCAAAGCTCTGCGCTCTCTTGGCTGTATAGTTCGGGGTTATACTCATCTAGCGTGTGATATGTTCCGTCTTCAAACCCATGACAGTATACTTCCTTCTCGTTTGACATGCCTTCTTGACTCCCATATTCTTTTGATACCACGCGACCAATCTTGTACCCAAGAATAAACATGACTATAATACACAACACAGCAAAATTTGTCATAATATACCCCACAAACACTAGACATCAATATTACACATTATATATTGATGCCAAATATAATACTATTTTCTAAACTTTATTTTTTTCATCTTATCGATAGCATCCTGAAATCCATATTGATATCCAAGAAAAAATACAATCGCAGCTATCATACCCGTAAAAGCCAGCGCCAGAAAACTATTCATGGTCGTTCTCTCCGCCTGACATATGGGTTTTTGCTCTACTTACAATCTCGTCTATAGGAACTTTTGATAAATCTTCGCCCGACAGGGACGACAAAGCCTCGACCTGTTTTATGGCAGCTATTAGCATAGCGAATCTTTGGTGTAGTCTAACCGACGTCTCAATTGACCCACACGACCTACCCAATAAAAAACTGGCGGCCAGTGCTAAAACAAGAACTATAAAATTTATGTTTACCATCGTAGCAACCTCGTCCAAAACTTGTCGTTAGAGACCGCGTTTACCCTCATCCATGTTAAAATTCTGATAGAGCTATTGAGCCTATCCAATTGTTGTATAAAATATATTCTCTCATCAGGACTTAAAGGCATCTTCAGGCTTTCCATGTATGTTATGTCCAATATGTTCATATTAAGGGTATCGATCAAAAAATCTATCTGTGTTATTATAGTAGACTTTCTATTGGTGAAAAAAGATTTAGGGGGGTTGCGTCTGAGGGTAGACAACAACGAGTGAACCTTGGCCCACGTCTTTCTAACAGATTCAATCATATTGTTACACTTGTTTGTGTGGTATCGGTTTTGTCTGACTCGGCTTCCACAACTGGTTTGACTCTAACAATCCCCGCAAGTTCCTTTCCTGCCAACGTAGTCACTACACTATCTAGATAGAACTTTTTCAGAGAGTTCATAATTTCGGTGTTATCTGGATTCAGTGACAGCTCGTCTATCCTAGCCAACAACTCATTGTAGGTAGGGTGAAAACTATCAGAATAGACGCCTGGTATAAAACAGATATCAAAATTGTTTTTATCCAACTTCATTCTACCACCGTATCTATACAGGGCGTGTTGTTTTATCTGTGCCTCGACCTGGTCGATATCTGCTGTATTTGCTAGATGTCTAAGGTATAACTGACCCACAAATTTACATTGCTTCTCTTTTAACAAAAACAAATTTTTTCCCCAAACGGCGTCATATAGAGCAGATATATTATTAATTGGCAGCATGAATATAAAATTCTCAACGTCACAATTTTTATCGGGCCAAAAATTTTTGAGATTAATATTCTCCGACAGAACGATGCGAGCGGCATCTGAGCGTTTCTTATGGTCGGCTCCATTTAATACTTTATCCACGAACAAGGGGGAAGTGTTCCTGTTGTACCATGATACCGCATCTCGACCAAGGCCCTCCTCAAACTTTTTTAAGTTTACAAGGAGCGACTGGTTTTTGTTCTGTTCTAGTACAGACATGTAACAGTAATCATCATGAACCTTTTGGTTATTCATATCAACAAAAGGAAATACCTTGATCACATCAAAAGAAGAAGCGTCGGCTTCATATGATTTATAGTCACGCACGTCTATGTTATAATTATCAGCCAAATACTTTGCCAGCTTTATAGTAAGAAGTACGTCCGACAAAGACTCGTGGGTTTGTACCTCGTTCTTATCCAGTAACCCCAGTGATCTTGTAACGGACTCAAGTCTGAAGATGGGCTTTCCATTATCCCTCTTTTCAAGTTTTTCACAGAAGTCAGGTCGGTCACACGCAAGGCGCTTGACCACATGCAGGACATCTCCGTATTGGACCGATCCCCCAAAATATGGATTTAATCCATTCCTGATCATGCTGGTTCGGAGATAAGGCACGTCAAATTTAGCAGAGTTATATCCTATTAGTCTGGTCTCTGCCCATTCAAAAATACCATGAAGGTGCTTTTGTATTTTTGCCATAGCGATGTGCTCAAGATCAACCGCCTCCTTGTTGTGTGATAATATATCTGTCTTGGTGGCAACAATAGCGTCGGGGGCGGGCAACTGCAATCTGGAGATTTTAATCTTGTCACGAAAACACGACTTTATATTCCACGATTGGTCGACCTCCACGAACGCATAGTTCAATATCTGCCCAACTGGGCTGAGATCTGTCGTTTCCAAATCAAAAAATACGGTATTCATAATTAAACGTCCTTTAGAAGTAAATCGCCGTGGCTCATGATTCCTTTCCATTTAATAAGTCAAAATTGTTTACTCCCTTAATCCTATTACGGGCAATTTCAAAATACGCCGCATCCTTTTCAATGCCAATAAAGTTTCTGCTTGTATTGACACATGCAACGCCTGTCGTGCCGCTACCCATTGTGTTGTCCAGCACCGTCTCGCCTTCGTTGGTGTAGGTGCGGATAAGGTATTCACACAACGCAACGGGCTTTTGGGTGGGGTGTTTTCCTCCACCATCTGATTCTGCTGTAGCAAAATACTGAACACTTCTTGGGGCTCTATCCCCAGTGACATTAACTAACGCTTGTGTGTTCTTTTTACTAAGACCGCCTGATAGATGCAAGATATCGGTATGACCAACACCTTTATCATACGGCTTTCCTTTAGTTTTTTGCTTGTTATAAACCATCGCATTTTTAGAGCCTTGTGCTGCACCAGCTTTACTAAAAACTAATATATTTTCGTGAGCTTTCAGTGGTTGATGGTTAGCATGTACAAAATTACTAGCCTTGCTCTTCTCCCACACCCACTCATACTTAAACCACGTTGGATTACTCATCACCAGCGCACTGGTAAACGGCTGCGACCCAAACAACACTATCGCCCCGTTAGGCTTAATCACTCGCTTGTAATGCGCCCAAAGCGGTTCAAACGGAATTACCGTGTCCCACTTGCAGGCAGTAGTGCCATAAGGCAAATCACAGATAATTGCATCCACGCTGCCATCAGGTATCAATGCCATTAGCTCAAGGCAGTCGCCTTGGTGTAAATCAAAAGATACAGTATTCATAATTAAACGTCCTTTAGAAGTAAATCGCCGTGGCTCATGATTCCTTTCCGTTTAATAATTCAAAATTGCTCGCCCGCTTAAAAACAAGAACGGATTCGGTTTCAACCCTGAGATGTGCGTTAGCTCCAACACCACGGTGCCTTCTAGTTTTAACCTTCTCCTCAGCTACGAGCACAAAATCTCTAGATAGAAAAAAATCCCTATACCATCCAATTACATCAACTTCCTTAAATTGCCGTATAAAGTTAGATACATTTAGTATGAAAAGGTCAAACTCTACATTCTTAAATACATTTTCATATATGTCGGCCATTTCGTTTGTGTACTTATCCCCAAAATGAGAACACGATGTGCTTCCTTTTGTTGGAGTTCTCCCCAGATCTCCTGCATACCTTGATCTCATGGAGTCGGGTTTGCCAGGCTTGAAGTTATCGGCCATTCTATTCCCGTAAGGAGGGGAGGTAACAATGCAATCAAACTTGCCTGTTATAAAGCGCGCATCCCCTATAATTACTACATCAACCCCATTTGCCGTTCCTTGATTTGCCCACTCTTCCTCAATCTCGTTCGAGCAAACACTTTTTATTAAAGAATTGTAATTTTTAAGAAGGCCGACTTTCCCAGTTCCCCCCATTATATCGACAATATCGCCGTAACAGTATTTGGCTATTATGGGTAAAAGTTCGTTTGAAAACTTTGCAGGATGCCTAGTCTTAGCATTCTCTTGCTCGGATTTCTTTCTCATAATTAAACGGCCTTTAGAAGTATGGTATCAACATTAATCCTTCCGGTCAACTTTTTTTCTTTTGCCCTAATGTCCGGTAATATCTTTCGAAGACCAACCTTCCCCGCCTCAAGAACTTTTGGCAAGATGTCCCCTGGTTTTCGGAGAGTCTTGCATATAGATTCCTTTGCATCGAAGTTCAATATAGTACAACCCTTGACAGAAAACCCATGTACATTACCACAAATGTATACACCAAGTGTTTTATACTTTGTGTTGTATACCCATAGCTGTGTTGCGCCAACAATTTGCGAGGGAGGAACGCTCTTTAGCAACTCATATTCTCTTTGATATTTCATGCTGGATACCTGTTTACCAGCAGGCTTCGGTTTCTTTGCCCTTGGCGCTCTATTGTTGAGAGATATTTGTTTGGCAACGTCTCCCCACTTTTTCGCATCTGCTACTAACATTTCAATAAAACTGATAAACCTTTTCAGTTCCGATTTCGTCAAATGTGAATACGCTTCTGTGAGCTGTTCACATGTGCCAGCAGCGGCCTCTAATAATTCTCGTAACACCGTATCTTCATAGTATTTTGATATCTGAAGAGCATGTTGGTGTTTCACTGGGTGATCTTTCATCCAGTCATATACGCTAAGAGATGACCTCTTGTCGTTGACCATAAACTCATCAACTTTTTCTGCCAGCTCACCCAATAGCAAATTAAGTTTATTCTCCATGTGTTCTTGTATTCCCACCTTCTTGTCTTGCACCTCCACCGCCTCGCGTTTTTGTTTTAGCTCGACTACCTGCAATATCTTATTCTTTTCATTCTCAATATTTTTGTCGTATTGACCAAGCACATCCGTTCCATTGATAGTTTTAATCCTACATAACCAGCCAATGGTACTAGGGATAGAAATGGATGAGCACTCTTCTATTTTGGTGATGGTATCGGTCGTCTCGCCCGACTGCTTCAAAAACTCCAGGAAGTATTTTTTAGCGTCTTCAGTATTTTTGTTATAGTTGTACCATGTTAGTATTCGAGACACTTGTCCTTCTGGGTGTGTTGGATCCCATTTTGGTTCATTGTCTGATATTTTGGTTCTTTGTTTAGTCATAACTTACAATATAACACACATAACGCAGTAGTACAACGAAAAAACGTGTTTATTAGTATAATAATATCAGTATGTTATAAGGCACAAAATCAATAGGATTGAAGATTCCCGTGGAAGTGTACTATGTCCTTGTATATTGTCGTTTAATACGGCTTATTTGGATTTATTAGTTTCCTGCTCAAAGCCATATTTGGCAATATAGTAAGCATCTACGATATCGGAGGCGGGGCTGGAACCTGCTGTGACCCCAAAGTGAGCATCTATCTTAACACCGGTTTCTTTTACGAAGGCTTCTTGCATGGCAACCTTGTTTGCTGCGCCCGAACCTGTGGCAAACTTCTTAACTGTCGGCGGGGATATTATATTAATAGGTCTGCTCGGATTTTTATTCCAAAGTTTATTTTTTAGTACGCCACCGTTTTCGCCAATGTTAAATACCTGGCCCTTGGCTCCAAACGCATACCCTTCCACATAAACAAAAGCCTCGTCTGATATTAAAAATGAAGCCCATGCGCCAAGATTATTAAATCTTTGTTCTTGTGTTAGATACTCTTCGGATGGTTGGCCACAAAAGAAGTCATCTTTAACCAAACATTTTTTCTTATCTGTTATGAAATGGAATTTACAATTATCAAACGACCAAGTGGCACCATGGTCTGATTTATGAATACAGAGGGCAGGACTGCTCATGGAATAGTCTATGCCAACTACTATATGAGCACCAAAATTAATCTTCTTCCTCTTCATCGAAATACTCCCTGTCGGCCTCGTCGTAGTATTTGGCCTCATTGAAGTCATCAAGTTCTTCAATAGTATTCAGCAGTGGTCTATCAGCATCTTCTTTTACTGTCACTTCCTCTCCGCAGAACGGGCAGCACTGGACGAGTCCCTTGCCTTTGAAATTAATGGTGGAAGTCATTTCACAATGATCGCATTCAATCGAAACTTTTTTGTCTTTAGGTTTAGGCATAATTTCCAACACAATATCTAGACATCCCTCTATATATACTCAAAGTATTTCGCACCCTCCTCCTGCACTACAGGCCAATTCCTTTGCTCCAGTGGTCATATCGGAAGTTTCATATTCTTTAAGTCTTGACCAATCCACATTCGTTGGCAGCTTTGATACCAAAGTATCATATTCTTCTTTTGTGCATTCTTGATAAGGCGCTTGTTTATATGCATGATCAGAAAATGGCAAGAAAGATATTCCAGATATGTCATCAAAATGCCTGTACACATAAGCAGCAACATCAAACCATTCAGATTCTTTCACCGAAACAGTTATTGATACCGTGTGTTCAGCCCAGTGCTTTTTATAATACATCCACAATTCCAATTGTTTGATCGCACTCATATCATTTCTAAATATTGACTTCTCTGGTGCTTTTACTGGAAAAGAAAATACTAGCGTGTGCTCTGGTTTAGTAACATCTGGTTCATTAGGAAATCCCATCTCTTTCATCAATTTACATAATGGGTCTTTAACATCCGAACGGACCGTTCTGATATAATAAGGAGAGTGCCGAGCATGAATGCCAGAAGCACTATCAACCAATTGTGAAACTGTGCCGCTCGGTTTGCAGCAAGTTATAGCAACTGATTGTGGTATGCCCAACTTATCCGCCCACTTTTTATTTACTTTGACTGCGTGTGCTCTAATCTCTTGGAGAAATACTGCGAGTTCTTCGCTGGGGGTAGACATGAAATTATTATCTAAGATTCCTGTGAGTGATACGCCAAGCAACCGCTCTTCTTCGGCGTTCCTTTCCCATTCTTTTGTTAGATATCTAAACTT